GCCGCGGCGGTGGACAAGGTCGCGGCGTCGATTCAGGAATTCGGTTGGCGTCAGCCGATCGTGGTCGATGTGCAGCGCGTCATCATCGTCGGGCACACTCGCCTGCTCGCGGCGCGCAAACTCGGGCTTACGGAAGTTCCGGTTCACGTCGCTGATAGTCTGACGCCCGCTCAGGTGAAGGCGTACCGGCTGATGGACAATCGGAGCCACGACGAAACCTCATGGGATTTAGAACTGCTCGGACCCGAACTACTCGATTTGCAGAACCTCGGCTTCGGCAATCTTGAACTGACTGGATTCGACGAGCAGGAGATCGCCGACTTCCTCGCCGGGGAGACTTCACCGGGGCAGGAAGGACTGACGCCCGACGACGAAGCACCGTCCCTGCGTGAGGCCGCTGTGACGCAACCCGGCGAACTGTGGGTGCTGGGTGAACACCGCTTGCTGTGCGGCGATGCGATGATTCTCGCCGACGTCAAACGGGTCCTCGCTGGCGCCCGGGCCGATCTGGTGATTATCGATCCGCCGTATAACGTCGATTACGAAGGCGCGACCAAGGAGAAACTCAAGATTAAGAACGACCGGATGACCGATGGACTGTTCTTCGGTTTTCTGCTCAAGTCCTATGAGAATCTCGCGGCCGTAACGAAGGAAGGCGCGGGGATCTACGTTTTCCACGCGGACACCGAAGGCGTGAACTTTCGCCGCGCACTGGTCGAAGGCGGCTGGAAGCTGGCGCAATGCTGCGTGTGGGTGAAGCAGACGCTGGTGATGGGGCGGCAGGATTACCACTGGCAGCACGAGCCGATCCTGTATGGCTGGAAGCCCGGTGCCTCGCACCGCTGGTTCACGGACCGGAAGCAGACGACCGTCTGGAACTTCGACAAGCCGTCCCGTTCGACCGAGCACCCGACGATGAAGCCAGTGGATCTGATCTCGTATCCGATTCTGAATAGCAGCAGGAACGGCGACATCGTGCTCGACACCTTCGGCGGAGCAGGCTCGACGATAATCGCATGCGCGAAGCACGGTCGCGAAGCCCGGTTGCTGGAGATCGATCCGAAGTATTGCGATGTGATAATTCGACGCTGGCAGGAGTGGAATGGAAAACAGGCGGTGAACGAAGAAAACCGGTCCTTCGAGGATGTCTCGTCGGACCGGCTGGCGGGGAAGGCTGCGTGAAGCTTCTACAGATCGCTGGCGTTCCAGGTGGCAGCGACCACCATCCTACCTTCAAGCCCGCGGGCCCAGACCTTGTACTGCCAGGGGCAAAGGCCGGGGTCCTTGTCGGCCTCGAGGTTGTTGCGGCGATTGTGAAGGTCTTCCTTGGCCATCTCGAAACCCTCGGCAAGCGTGCTGGCGAAGTTAACCGGTTCGTAATGGCCTTCATCGTCTTCGACAATCAGCGTGGCGATTCCGAGGTCGGTATCGCGGAGGATCTGAATTGCGAATCCCGGTGTGGCTGCTGCCCGGTCGCGGGCTGCGAAGGCTGCTCTGAATGATCTTGATTTATTGCGCTCGTCGCGCTGTGTATGTTTCATGGCGTCACCATTCATCACTCTTGGGGCGGAACGATGCAAGTCAATTCGTATAGGGCTTTGTGGGGCGTCCGAGGTCGAAGGGTGGCGGGATGCTGCCACCGCCTGAGAGAAAGTCGCCCACGGGGCGAACGTGCGCCAGGGAATTGGCAAACGCGGGCCATAGTCGCTTCTTTCCTTTCCGCCATAACGGGAAAAAGCCGGATTCCTTTTTCAGGGGAACCCGGCTTTGGTCGGCGAGAGGGGCTTACTTCGCAATGCGGTAGGTGCGGGAGTCGCCGACCTTCTCGCTGATCACAGTGATTCCGTGCTTTTTCGCCAAGGACCCGCCCGCGCTCATGAGTGCCCTCGTCGTGTGCGATTGCCAGCCGAACTTCTTACAGATGGCGTCGAGCGTCATGCCATCCTTCGACCGCAACAGTTCGATCAGTTGGGCGGTCTTACTGGTCTCGCGCGGTCCACTCCCGGCGGGCTTCGCAGCCTTCTTCGCGGCTTTGGTGTTCTTTGCTGCGACGGGCTTGGCCTCAGCTTTGGGCTGGCGCTTGGCCTTCGAGGTATCCGTCTTCGCAGGTGCGGCTTCGGCGTCCGGCCCGCCGAGCTTCTGTAGTTCCGCGAAAATCCGCTTGGCTGCGGTGGCTCCGTCCTTGAATTTCTTTACCGGGGTTACGCCCGTCAAGCTGTTCCAGATTTCTACGACCGTCGCGGCGGATAGCTGCTTCAGTGCCGTCTTGAGTCCCGCGGCGGTCGTGAATGCGTCACCAGGAGGAACGGCGTTGGAAGCTGCCTCCTGCGAAGCGTAGGCGGTGATGTTGTGGTCGGCGTCGAGTATGAAGGTTTTCATGGCTTTGGTCTCTTTTCGGTCCCGGTCCAGCCGGGCACACCACATTCATTGATCGGGTTCCCCCGGCAAGCAAGTTAATTCTTCACCGCTTTTATTAATAAACGAACACAATGTGCCCTTCTCACAGCAGCACGCCGACGCGGCCTGTAACTTCTTCGAGCTGATCCTGAAGCACACCCAGGACGAATGGTATGGGAAGCCGTTCCTGCTTATGCCGTGGCAGGAAGAGGCAGTTGTGCAGATGTTCGGTCAGATCGATTCTTCCGGAAACCGAATGATCCAGATGGTCTACGAAGAAGTGCCGAAGAAGGCAGGCAAGACCGAATGGGCGGCGGGCCTCGCGTTGCTGGTGCTCATCATGTCCAGCGATCCGGGCTGCCAGGTCTACGGTGCCGCAGCCGCCACGCGGCAGGCGATGAACGTTTATCGCGCCGCATGCAAGATGGTTGAGCAGAGCCCGCTGCTGAGGAAGCGCCTGCGAATTCTTCGCGGCACGAACAGGATCGTGAAGCGAAACGATCCGGACAGCTTCTACGCGGCCATCGCCGCCGATGGCGACTTCGGCGATGGTGTGAATCCATCGTGCGTGATCGCCGACGAGGTTCACCGCTGGAAGACGCGCAAACAACTTGAGAACTGGGATGTTCTCAGCAACGGAGGCTTCACTCGCCGGCAGACCCTGACCATCGCGATCACCACCGCTGGCGTGCAATCGGAATCGCCGCTTGCCTGGCGGCTGCACGAGAAAACGCGAAGGATCAACGAAGGCGTCGTTTTGGACCCGACCTTCTTCGGCCGCATCTATGGCGCGTCGGTCGATGACGATCCGGCAGACCCGGCAACGTGGATCAAAGCGAATCCGAGCATCAAAGAAAACGGAGGCTTTCTCGATAAGGAAAAGGTTCGCCAGCAGTATGTCTCGCACCTCGCCGAGGGCGACCTTGCGAGCTTCAACCGTTACTTCCTAAACATCTGGGACCAGAAAGAAAATCGCGCCATCGATATGAATCTTTGGCGCGCGTGCCGCCGCGACTGGGATGCCTCGGGGTGGCCGCTGGCGCACGACCTGCTCGCCCGGTTCATCAACCGCAAGTGCTGGGTAGGGGTCGATATCTCGATGACCACGGACTTGTCGGCGGTGGCTGCAGTTTTTCCGCGAGACGACGGCGGATACGACGTTCTTCCTTTTTGCTGGATGCCCGCGGCAACGCTCAGGAAACGCCAGGTCCAGGACGGGATGCCCTATGAACGCTGGGTGGAGGAAGGCTGGATCGAAACCTGCGAGGGCCGCGTGATTGATAACGGCCTGATCAAAGCTCGAATCAAATACTGCCTGGAGATGTTCGACGTTCAGGAGGTTTGTTTCGATCGCTATAACTCGCGGGAGATGTCCACAAGCCTGATCGAAGACGGCGTCACGTGCATCGAGATTCCTCAGACATGTCCGGGCCTGAACGAGGCCACGAAGAAGTTGATATCGCTGGTCGCGACCGGAGACCTCGTGCACGGGGGTCACCCGGTGATGGCGCACCACGCAAGTTGCCTCTGCACGAGGAGCGATGGCAACGACCTGATTAAGCCCGTCAAGCCGGATCGCGAACAGGACTTCTCGCGCATCGACCTTCTGGCCGCAACGATTGACGGGCTCGCGCGGGCCATTGTCTTCGAAGACAAAAGCGTCAGTCACTCCGGGCTGCGGAGCGTGGGTTAGTGTTCCCTGAGATCACCTCGCGATTCAAAACGCTGGTGGATCGTATTTCCTCGGGACCGGAGGCGCTCTCGATTCTGCGTGTGCCCGGTGAGGAGAAAACCGTTACCTCGTTTGAGGCGATCACCACGGACTGGTATGCGCGCAACGGCTACAACGGGATTTATGAAGCTCTCGGCGGCAGCAGCGCTTCATGGTCCGGGGAACGCGTCAACCTTGCGAGCGCACTGAATCATTCGGTCGTCTGGGCCTGCAACCGAATCATCGCGGAGACGGTCGGATTCATCCCGCTCGTGATGCTCCAGGTCGATAAGAACCCGTCGAAGGGCAAGCAACTCGCCACGAAGCATCCCATGTTTCAGGCGCTTCAGAATGCGCCGAACGACGACATGACCGCGATGGGCTTCCGCGAGACGCTTACGAGTCATTGTGTTTTGCAGGGGAACGCTTACGCGCAGATCCTCCGGCGCAGCGGCACCGGCGTGGCGATGGAACTCCAGCCCCTGCAGCCGAGTCAGGTGCGCTCCGGGCGGGACAGGGCGAGCCAGTTGGTCTATGTGGTGAAGACCGGCAACGAGCAGGAGAAAACCTTCACCGTCCAGAAGAACAAACCGCAGGACATCTTCCACATGCGCGGCATCGGGAACAACGGCACGGTTGGGTTCTCGGTCATTTCGATGGCGCACCAGTCCATCGGCACCGCGATAGGAGCCGAGAAGAACCTCGGAAACTTCTTCGGCCGCGGGGGCCGGCTCCCGTACATCCTGGAGATGGCGCAGAAGTTCAAAACGAAAGAGGACTTCGACCGGTTCCGGGCCGACTGGGAAATGGTGTACGCGGTCGCGCACAAAGCGCCGATCCTCGAAAACGACATCAAGTACAAGCAGATCGGCATCAGCCTCAAGGACTCGCAGCTCCTCGAAACGCGGCTGTTCTCGATACACGAAATCTGCCGCTGGTTTGGCGTGCCCCCGCACCTGGTGGGCGATCTCTCCCGGGCGACGTTTTCCAACATCGAGCAGCTCGCTCTCGAGTTCGTGAAGCTGACGCTGTCGGCCTGGCTCACGCGCTGGGAGCAGGAACTCTGGCGTTGCGTGCTCACGCCGGAAGAGAAGACGCAGAACTACCTCTGGCGCCACAATCTGAACGCGCTGCTGCGCGGCGACTTCCCCTCCCGCATGACGGGATACGCCACGATGCTCCAGAACGGCATCGCCTGCCAGGACGAAATTCGCGACCTCGAAGACTGGAACCCGATCCCGGATGGCATCGGGTCCGGGTACCACGTACAGCTCAACATGCAAACGCTCCCGCCCGACGGCGGGCCGCTGCAACCGCCGAAAGGTCCAGGCAACGAGCCACCGGAGACCGACCCGTCCGCTCCCGATCCGTCGAACCCGAAACCGAAGAAGCCTGGCGATCCGAAGCCAACCGAAGACGCCATCGGCAACGCTCCGGCGACCTAAAACGCAAGAAGGAAAATCCCATGACGCCCAAATCGCTTCTTCGGATGACGATCAAATCAGTCGCGCCCGACGGCTCTTTCACCGGCTCGCTCGCGGTCTACAACAACGTCGACCTCGGCGGCGACCTGATCGAGGCTGGCGCATTCACCAAGACGATCAGGGAGCACGGCGACCAGGTGCCTCTGCTCTGGCAGCACAAGGCCGACGTTCCCATCGGAATGTTGACGCTGGTCGATGGGCCCGACGCGCTAAGTGTGAAGGGCCAGCTCCTCATGGAGCTCCCGGCCGCAAAGAGTGCATACCTGCTGATCAAAGCCCGGATCGTCAAAGGCCTGTCCATTGGCTTCGACACCGTGAAGGACGCGGTGGACGAAGGCGTTCGTCACCTGAAGGAGATCAGGCTTTGGGAAGGCTCCATCGTCACGTTCCCGATGAACGAGATGGCTCAGATCACCAGCGTGAAGGCGCGCAAGGAAGCGAAGGCCGACTTCAGCACCGAGTACGCCGAGATCCAGCTTCAGGACGCGATGTACCAGATGTGGATCGCGCTGCGCTACGCACTCACGTCGATTCCCTGGTCGGACATGGAGCGCGACGAGAAGATCGCGGCCTCCGCAGCCAGCATCGAGCAGTTCACCGCTGTCTACATGGAGTTCATTCCGGCTTACCTCGACTGGCTCACCCAGGAGTACGGCGAATTCAGCACGATGGGCCGCCCGCCCGCCGAGGTCAAATCGGCCAGGGAGCGGAAGACAGGCAAGCGCATCAGCGCGGCCTCGAAGGAAACGATTAACACAGCGCGCACCCACATGAAGAGCGCCGACGACCTTTTGATCGCACTTACTAACGACGAAGCCGACGACGACGGAGAAGATTCCGACGACGACACTTCGGGCGAGAAAGCCGTGATCATCGCACCAACCGAGCCGGCCATTGACCACTCGGCAGCCCAAAGCCTCATCGAGTCGATGAGGTCGCTCATTCCGGCAGCGTAAGCCGGGAAATCCAAAACAAAGGAATCAAAAGAAGATGGAACTGAAAGATCAGTTGCTTGAGCTGCAAGGTCAGCTCAAGACCCACTTCGAGAAGGCTGCCGAACAGGAAAAAGCGCGCGGCACTGTCTCCGAAGAACTCAAAACCAAGATCGATGCGGTCCAGAAACAGGTGGACGCCATCGACGTTAAACTCGCAGGTCGTCTGACCGCTGCCGAAGAAGCCGAAGACGGCCTCGAAGAGCAGATGAAGAATGACGCCAGCCTCCAGCGCCTCCTCAAAGACAAGCGCGGGAATGCAGTCATCAACTTCACCGGGAAATCCGCCCGCGAGCTGTTCGAGCGGAAGACCACCATCACCGACGCTGCGGTAGGCACCGCTGTCTCCGGGGTGTTGCAGATCGGTCGCCTGCCGAGCATCACCATGGAACCGCGCCAGCAGTTGACCATCAGGGACCTCCTCACGGCCAACCCGACCACCTTCCAGGTGATCGACTTTGTCAAAGTGCTTCAGCCCATGTCCCCGGCCTCGCCCGTGGCGGAAGCCAGCACCAAACCGGAGAACCAAGCCACGTTCACCACGGTGAGCGAGCGAGTCAAGACCATCGCCACCTGGATTCCCGCATCGCGTCAGGTCCTCGACGACTTCAGCGAGCTGATGACTTTCATCCGCACGATGATGCCGTACTACGTGAACCTCGCCGAGGAGCTTCAGCTTCTGTCGGGCGACAACGTAGGAGAGGATCTGCACGGCTTGATCCCGCAGGCCTCGGCTTTCTCCATCGGCCTTCTGCATGCCACCGCGGGCTGGAACAAAATCGATATCATCGGTCGCGCCATCCAGCAAATCACCGGGGCGAAGGAGCTTCCTCCGACGTTCGTGGTGATGCACCCGAACGACTGGTGGGACATCCGCCTGACCAAGGACGGGTTCGGACGCTACATCCTGGGAGATCCCCAGGACGGCGCACTGACCCGGAACAGCTTCGGCGGCAGCGATCCCACGCAGAACATCTTCGGCCTCGCCGTCGATGCCACCACCAACATTGCTCAGGGGACCTTCCTCGTGGGCACCGGCAACCCCATCGCGGCCGAGATACGCGACCGCATGGAAATGCAGATCGATGTCTCGACCGAACACAGCACGTTCTTCACGCAGAACCTGATTGCGATCCGAGCTGAAAAACGGCTGGCGCTTATCACGCGCAGGCCGGGCTCGTTCGTCACCGGCAGCTTCACTACCTCGCCGTAGGGCGAACTGAGTTAGACGCGGACGGGCTCGCTCTTACCGGGGCGGGCCCGAACTGTTTTAAGGCCTCTCAAACCGACTCGAAAGGAGTCCCCAATGCCAATCACCGAAGGAAGCACCCCGAGCGGAAGCGTTCGCTTCAAGCTCGATGGAAAGGTAAAGACGATCAGCCCTCCCGTCACGGGCGCAGCGCTTCATGTGCTGGCAGGAAACCCTGCCACGCTTACGGCGGACGGCGGCGGCGCGATCCCCAACAGCCATGAGCCGTTCGATTTGAAACAGGACCAGGAGCTTCACTCCAAACATCACCTGGGCCAGAAGCAGACAATTCCTGCCGAGCAGGTTCTTACGGGCGGGCCCGCTGGCGTCGATCCGGGACCTCCCGTCGTTGACAAACAGCCGACTGCCGCCGACCTGAAGGCAAAGCGGGAAGAGATTCTGGACGAGGTTGCTGCTGGCCATGGTGGCCCGTACGCCGACCACGATCCGGCCAAGAGCCACGATCCCGCCAAAGCGGGTGCGGCTCCGCTGTTGGATCTGCCTTCCGCTCACGGGAAGGTGTAATCCTTTGCGACTCGTGTGCCTCAGCAATCAGCTCACGGGCTCCTACGGAACCGTCGTCGCCGGGGAGGAGTTCGAGTGCGAAGATCCAACCGCCATCGAACTCCTCCGGGCGGGATTTGTCCGAAAGCCGGGATCGCCAGCCGTGCAGTACGAAACCAAGGTCATCGTGCCGCACGAAGCTCCCCAGGTAAGCCCGCGGCAACCCTTTCGTCACCTGCCTGTGTCTGACGCGCGACCGGAGACAGTGGCTTCCCAGGGCGATTGCGTGTTTCCTCCAGCAGCAGACGAGCAACGCGGAGCTGCTCATTCTGTCGGACGGAGCGGACGTAAGGGATCTCGTTCCTGACGACGACCGCATCCGCCTGATCCATCTCGCAGGCCACCCGGGGATCGGCGACAAGCGCAACTTCGGCTGCGAGCGCGCGGCGGGCGAAGTGATGGCTCACTGGGATGACGATGACCATTCGGCGCCGGGACGGCTGGCCGATCAACTCGCGCGCCTCGAACAGAGCGGGAAGGCCGTTACCGGCTACCACTCGATGAAGTTCACGGACGGCGAACAGTGGTGGAAATACGCGGGCACTCCGCTTTATGCCCTCGGCACTTCGCTTTGCTATCGCCGCGAATGGTGGAAACGGAACCACTTTCACGCGGTGCAGGTGGGTGAGGATAACCAGTTTGTCGCCGTGGCAGCAGCCGCGGGCGAGCTGGCGACGGTCGAGGCCGGGGAGATGATGTACGCGACCGTTCACCAGGGCAATACCAGTCGCCGGAACTTCGGAAGCGCATGGACCAAACTATGAAACTCAAACTTACCTTGGCGGCGATCATACTCATCCCGGCTCTGGCGGCGATTTCGGCTCTGCTGGTCGCTCAAACGACTGCTCCGCGCGTGGTCGCGCCCAGTCAGATATCAACGGTGTCGGGCAACGGCGGCACGATGGTAACTACGACCGGACCGGCGACTGCCGGGAACGCCGTCGTTATCGATGCCAACGGCAACCATGTCGATTCTGGCGTGCCCTTAATTCAGGCCCGCAGTCTTACGCTGACGGCGGCACAGGTTGACGGCATGTTTGCAGCCCCAGTTCTGTTTCTTCCGGCCCAGGGACCCGGAACTGTAATAAGCCTCGTGAAAGGGTACTACAACGCCGTATTGGGCTCCGCCGCTTTCGCAGGAGGAGGGACCGTTTCGTTCTACCTCGGGAATGCTACCCCTCCGGTGAACACTTTTGCCCAAAGCCCAGCAGCTACGTTTTTAACCAGCGCGTTCACGGCCAACGAGTTCATTGCAACAAACGGGAATAACATTTCCCTGCCCTCCGCGTCCTACGCCAATACCGCCGTTTACGTCAGCAACGTGACCGCGCCTTATACCGGAGGCGGCACAAGCACCTTGACCGTCACTCTCCTGTATTACGTTCTGGCGGGCGTTCAATAATCCATGAAAGCTCTCGATTTTTCGCAGATTTCAACCGTTTCCGGCAACGGCTTTGCTATAGCGACGACAACCGGATCGGGGACCATCGGTCACAGCGTAACTATCGATGCGGGTGGGAACCACGTTGACGGTGGGTTCGCCCCTGGCGCAAGCGTGTCGTCCCTGGCGCTCATGCGCTGGTTCGTGACAAGGACCGATTTCACCGCCCCTCCGCTGCAAGGCAATATGGCCTTCGACGGCACTTATCTATGGGCCTCGAGCGGAAACGGTGTCTCGCGGTTCGCTCTGGACGGTACGCTGACGGGCTCTTTCCCCGCTGGGTCATTGGCGCATGGTCTCGTGTTCGATGGTCTTAATATCTGGGTCGCAAATGCGGGAACCAATACCGTCACGAAGCTGCGGTCGTCTGACGGCTCGCTGGTTGGCACCTATACGGTCGGCAACGGTCCTCACGGTGTTTGCTTCGATGGCACTTACATCTGGATCGCAAACTCAACTGACAATACTGTTTCGAAGTTGCTGGCTCTGGACGGCTCGACGGTCGGCACTTACCCCGTAGGCACGCAGCCGAACGGCGTCTGCTTCGATGGAACTTACATCTGGACCGCGAACACCGTCGATTCAACCGTCAGTAAGTTGCTGGCCTCAACGGGAGCTGCCATCGGCGCTTATACGATCGGCACAGGCTTCCCGCAGAAAGTTTTGTTCGACGGACTGAACATCTGGACAAACAACTTTACATCAGATACGGTCTCCAAACTCCTGGCCTCTACCGGCGCGCTGATTGGCAGCTACCCGGCCCCCACACATCCGGCAGGCATTATGGCCTTCGACGGTGCCCACATTTGGCTAGCGAGTAGCAACAGCCCCTTCGTGATCGAACTGCAAGCCTCAACGGGAGCGCTTATCGGCACCTTCCCGACAGCCGGACATAACAACGGCGTGCTCTTTGATGGGGCGTGCATTTGGGCTGCATGCGGCAATCCCAACACGTTGTCCCGGCTTATGCCGCCGCCTCTTTTACAGCAAGGTCTGACTAAGTATTAACTCATGACGCTTTCAGCTATCGTCTCAGCCTTTGACCGGCCTGCCGCGCCTGGTGGAAGCAGAATCGGCTCCGCTCGGTGCAGATCGGCGAGGATAACCAGTTCGTAGCGGCGGCAAGTGCGGCGGACGAGCTGGTGACAGCGGACGCCGGGGATCTGATGCACGCAACGATTCACAAAGGCAATACGAGCCCGCGCAATATGAGTTCCTCGTGGACAGCAATATGAGTCTCCTGTCGATCATCATTCCGAGCAAGACGGATGCGAACCTCGGCGCGTGCGTCCGGGCGATCCGCGGGGCTGGTGAGACGGCCACTGTGATCGTCGTTGACGACTTCGACGGGCCGACCCGGTTCCTCCTGCCGCGGGACGAGCCTGTCGATTGGCAGATGGGCGTGAAGCCGTTCGTGTTCGCGCGCAACATCAACATCGGCATTCGGGCGGCCGCCGGGGATGTGGTGTTGCTCAACGACGACGCCGTGCTCAGGACGCCGCACGGCTTCACGGCAATGCAGCGAATGGCCGCAGCCCATCCCGAGTACGGCCTCATCGCTGCCACCTGCAACAACGTCGGCAACCGGAGGCAGTGGCCGCAGGACAAACTCGGCGTGCGAGACGAACCCCGCATGGTCTGCTTCGTTTGCGTCTTCATCCCGCGGCGCACGCTCGATGCGGTTGGCCTACTGGACGAGCGCTTCGTCGGGTACGGCTGCGACGATGACGACTATTGCCTCCGGGTCCGAAACGCTGGTTTGAAGGTCGGGATCTTCGACGGCTGCTTCGTTGACCACTCGGCTCTCAAAAGCACGTTCCGTGGACGGGCACTGTCGGCGGGGAACTATCAGCCCAACCTGAAGCTGTTCGCAGAGAAGTGGGGAGCATCGGAAGGAGCGCGCGTTGGTACCTTCTGATCCGCTCTTCTCGGTGACCGCGTTCATGTGCGTCTTCAACGAAGCCGACATTCTGCCGTGGACGCTGGAGCACCTGCTCAAACAGGGTATCGATGTGCATGTGATCGACAACTGGTCCACTGACGGCAGCGACAAAATCGCCCAGCAGTTCCCGCTGATCGGTTTCGAACGCTTTCCGCTCGAGGGCGCGAGGGACGTCTTTCAATGGACTCACCTCCTTCGGCGGGTGGAAGCGCTGGCATGCTTATCGAAGGCGCAATGGTGCATCCATCACGACGCCGACGAGATCCGGCGAAGCCCGCGGCCGGGCGAGTCGCTTCTCGAAGCGTTCAGGCGGATGGACCGGGAGGGCTACAACGCAGCAGATCACAGAGTGTTCTGTTTTCACCCGGTCGATGAGCTGTATGAGGGCGATCCCGAGGCACACTTTCGTCACTACTCGGACGACGGCGTGGACAACAGGCTTCCGCACATCAAGGCCTGGAAGAACCGGGGAGGCGTGTTGCTCGCAGCGAGTGCCGGGCACCAGGCGCAGTTCCTGGACCGAAGCGTTTGCCCGGAGCCGCTGATCCTGAAGCACTACCCCATCCGGTCGTCGGAACAGGGCGCGCGAAAGGTCCTTACCGAGCGTGTTCCCCGATTCGATCCGGTCGAGCGAGCAAAGAGCTGGCATGTTCAGTACGACCGTCTGGCCCAAACGCAAGCCTGGGTCCGCGATCCTCAAACGCTTCGGGAGTGGAGCCGCGCGAAGGACACAACAACATGCAATTTGGCGGCATAGGTTCTGGCGTTTACGGACCAAACGGAGGCCTCTATGGCTGGCTGGAGAGCTACGGGAGTCTTACGCTCACCGACTCGTCGCCAGTCCAATCCTTCGTTGAGCCTTTCACGCTGGACGAAGTGAAGTCGTTTCTGAAGGTCCCGGCGCGGTCGCCGACAGATCCGGACGAAGACGAACTGATCACCGAACTGATCTCCGCCGCGCGCGTCCAGGCCGAGTATATGCAGGGCCGGGATCTGGTGCAGAAGCAGTGGGACCTGTCGCTCGATTTCTGGCTCGACTACTTCATCAAATTGCGCGCGCCGCTCGTCTCGGTGGACCTGTTCACGACCACTGACAACACCGGCCTGGTTACCACACTGGCCCAGAACATCGACTACCTCGTGGATACGAAAAAGAGCCCTGGCGTTGTGACGCCGCCCTATAACTCGATGTGGCCAGTGTTCACACCGTGGCCTTCCTCCGCGATCCTCATCCGCTATACCAGCGGCTTCGCCAACGGCTCCGTGTTCTGGCAGGCCGACGGGAGAACGATCAAGGTCGGGATGAAGCGGCTGATTAACGACTGGTTCACCGGCAGACTGCCGTTTGAAAGGAACTTCGATCCGACTCGCGAGCTGCCCTTTGGCGTCACCACGATGCTCTCGCAGGGAACGTTGAAGCACGTCGGCTAAGGAACGTCATGAAATGGCCCACCCTGGATTCCGGCGAGATGCGCCACCAGATCACAATCCTCGGGCAGGTGCCTTCGTTGGATGTGTCTGGCGGCACCGTAGCGATGGCTCCGCTCGTGACCTGTTACGCGAAGATCGAGCCCGTCCGCGGGCTGGATGTCATCAAGTCCGGCCAGGAGACGACCCAACTCTTCCTGATCATCTCGATCTGGTGGCAAGCGGGAATTCTCGCCAACATGCAGGTGCAGGCGTTGAACGGCCTGTATCTGATTCAATCCGTCGAGAACCTTCTTGAACTCGACGTCGTGCTGAAGCTGAACTGCCTCGCGATCGGGAAGAACCTGTAGAACCGGGCGCTTCCCGCCCACGCAACACATGGACATCACGGTTGAAGTACAGGGCCTCAAAGGGGTCGAGGATGCGCTCGCGCAGGCGGGGCCGAAACTGGCGAAGCGTGCGCTCCGCAAGGCGCTGAAGGCAGCGGGCGATTTGATGGTCGCCAGCGCGAAGAGTCGCGCGCCGCTCTTGAAGGTGGCAACGAAGCGTCGGCAGCCAGGCGAACTGCGCGACTCCATCGGAATGAAGATCGTTCTCTCGGCGAAGCAGGAGTCGGGGACAGTAACTATCGGCCCGCTGAAGGACAAGTCGAAGGGCAGAGACTCGCCGGGCACGTGGGGCATGTTCGTCGAGTTCGGCTCGGTCCACGGCGCGGCCCAGCCGTTCATGCGGCCGGGATTCGATTCTTCCAGCCAGGCCGCGCTTGAGGCGTTTACCGAAGTCATCCGCGAGGGCGTGGAAACGCTCAACAAATGATCGAACAGGGACTCGTGATGCTGGTGCAGGCGTCGCCGGCGGTACAGGCGATTGCTCCGGGCAGCGGCTTCTTCGCGGAGGCGCCGAAGGATCACGCGCTGCCGCTCTGGACATACATCTCCGCCTCGGAGGTCCAGCCGTACACGCTCGATGGCGCGCACGGATTTGTCAATCGGCGAATCCAGATCAACTGCGACGGCGCAATTGCAGCCGACTGCATCCTTCTCGCCAGGGCCATTGACGACGTGCTGAGCGGCTACAGCGGCGTCCTCCCGGACCCGGACGAGACAGCCGTCCATGGCTGCTTCCGAACGAACGTAGTCGATTTCTTCGATGACCCAGGCCGAACGTCACGGCGAATTCTTGAGTACGAAACCTGGTTTACCCAGACCTAAAGGAGTTTCACAAAATGCAGTCCAAAGCGAACACCGGCTATAAAGCAACGTTCGGAATCGGCGACAACGCGAGTCCGATCGATTACACCATCATGGCCGAGTTGGCGAGCATTAAGCCGTCCAACTTCTCTATTCCGGCGATTGACACGACCCACCTCCAGTCGCCTAACGCAACAGAGGAGATGATCCCCGGACTGATCAAGCCCGGCACCATCGCTCTCTCCGGGAATTTCACCGGCGACGCCAGCCAGCTCAACATCAGCGCTCGCGCGCAGACCCAGTCGATTTTTCCATGGCAGATCCAGTCGCCGATCAACAAGGGCACGCAGGTGTACACGGCGACCGGCATCGGATTCATCTCGAAATACGAGACCGGGCCGTTTGAGCCGAACAAGAAGATCGACTTCGCTGCCGACATCCAGATCACCGGCAACATCACGGAGACGGTTGTCTAATGGTGAGAAAAATTGCTGACAAGCTAGTGCAGAAAGTGGAGATCCTTCTGGACGGCAAGACCTGGCCCATCGTCATCACGCACAACATCCTCATCGAGTGCGAGGATCTGACAGGGCTGAACGTTCTCTCCGGGGACGCGAACCTCGTCCGACCGTCCGCGAAGCTGATGCGCGCACTCCTGTTCCTGGCGTTGCAACGCGCGGGCGCGAAGTACACGATCGAGGAGGTCGGGGATTTCATCACTCCGCACAACCTCGTGACGATTCAGAGGGGAATCCTGGCTGCCTGGGCTGCTGCGCTTCCGGCGCCGGGCGAGGTCGAGGCCGATCCCGCGGGCCCTACCAAAGCGGCCGATTAGATCCGCCGCGTACATGGCTGGACGCGTGGGCAATCGCCCGGCATGACCTCGGGCTATCGTCCGAGGAGTGGCTGGAGATGACACCCCGCCAGGTCCACGCTCTCCTGAAGAGGCAGGTCAAGACGTGGCAGCGCGAGGAGCTGCTCGTCGGAATCCTCGCTTCCACCACCGCCAATTTCAGCTTCTGCCGGCCAGACGAGCCGCTGGAGGCAGAGTCCTTCATGCTCCATCCTCTTCCTGCAAAGGACGCTGAGGGCCTCACTGGCGAAGACGTGATGGCCGCATTCTCGCGATTCCCGAAGAACAAACCTGCGGACAAACCATGAGCATAGTCGTTGGAACACTCACTATCGATCTGAAGGCGAACACCGCCTCGTT